ATCGGCTCCAGGTGCTCCATCGGCTCCAGGTGCTCCATCGGCTCCAGGTGCTCCATCGGCTCCAGGTGCTCCATCGGCTCCAGGTGCTCCATCGGCTCCAGGTGCTCCATCGGCTCCAGGATCTCCCTTAGCACCGACAATATTTCCATTAATTGTTAAATCGCCACCTTGAGTTATGGACAAAGGAATACGATTAATATAAATGGTATTTGTGCCTACCCATAGACTACGCCATTGTGTAGAACTCGATCCCAGGTCGTAGGCTAAATCTGCGTTGGGTAAAATAGAACCAGGTACACTCAGTGTACCTCCTGCACTAAACAGCCAATCTTTATAGTTACTTGTTCCTTCTGGAGTTGTACGAATCCTGATATTTTTACCATTGTACGAATCCATGTGTAGGGCACCGAGCGTATCAGCTGGGTCGTAACCAATGTAGGTGCCACCTAAACTATCTGTTATTCCATAACCATTACTAGAAGTAGATCCATAATCGTATAATTGTGCGCCATTTGCTAAAGTTATATAACCATTAGAAGCAAGACTTACTACCGATGAGCCGCTAGTTAGTTGCCATATTGGGCCAGTTAATCCGTCACCACTTACAAAAGGCACACCATTTAGTGTAACTGATCCAGAAGTGGATAATGCAAGGGTATATGTACCGGCTACCAATGTGGATGTTGATACAACTATTCCAGAAATTTGATTGGTTAGTTCGCCAAAATTGGCATTGATTTTATTGAAAGCAACTCTTAAGCTGTCGCCGTTGCCTGCATTTGGGCTAGAACCTGTGTTTACGTAATGGATTGTCATAATGTATAGCCCTCAGGCTTCCTTGATACGGTATTTAGTTTTACCTTTTATAATCCGAATGTAAATAGTTGATGTTGATAGAAACACTCAAAGTTAAAATTGAATATACTCGTACCAGCAAGTACAAAAAGTCACATGCATATACTAGATATCGAACTGTAGTGGTTCTTAAATGCGATTCCTGCAATACTGTATTTGAGCGAGAGCAAGGATCAATGGATCGGAAACGTATCAGCAACGATTATCAGCATGTCTGTTCTGGATGTAATCCAAAACAATTTGCTCAAAAAGCTGGTGTAGAAAATAGAAAGTTTTGGAACACTCCGGCGGATAGCGATACCAAAATCTAATTGACAAAAGCGACAGTTTCAACTATAATAAATACTTCTGGGTTACAGCCAAAACTATTGAAAGAAATAAAATGACTTGTTTAATCCTCAACGCTGACGCATCTCCAGTATCCATGCTTCCTTTGAGTACAATTTCTTGGGAAGAAGCAATAAGATATATGGTTTCTGACAAGGCTATTGTACTAGAATGGTACGACAACTGGATTGTTAGATCAGAAAAGTGGAGCACACCGGTGCCTGCTGTTATGATCTTGAAAGAATACCAAAAGAAAAAGACTGGAATACGGTTTTCCAAACAAAACGTATTTCTTCGCGACGGCTATGCTTGTCAATACTGTGGTGACGATGTCAGCCGTAAAACTGCTACACTGGACCACATTTTGCCAACAAGCCACGGCGGTAAGACCACGTTTGAAAACACTGTCTGCGCCTGCGGCCCTTGCAATGCCAACAAAGGCAACAACAAAAAGATTGTGCCCAAGCATATGCCTGTCAAGCCTACATACTTTCAATTGGCTGAAAAGCGTAAGAGAATGTTATGGGATTTCCAACATCCAAGTTGGGCTAACTACTTGACATAAAAAAAAGCGCCGGAAGGCGCTTTTTTATGATTTACTTTTCACGAAATACTATACGACCTTTGCTAAGATCGTATGGGCTTAATTCGCATCTAACTTTGTCGCCCAGCAACACCTGTATCTTGTTCTGGCGCATCTTACCACTGATATGCCCTAATATCACATGGCCTTGTTCTAATTTTACTTTGAACATAGCATTGGGCAACACTTCCTGTACAATTCCACTTGATGAAATTTGATCTTGCTTAGACACGATTAAACACTTTCTCCTTTTAGTCCGTTGATGACCAGCTCCTTGGCTCTCTTATCCAAATCAACCAATTCAGCTTTGTGTATATTTACTGCCATTTGAGTCATAAAATCTGTTACGGCAATTTTACCTCGATCAGTAAAGTAACAATATTCCGGACCTACGGCACTGTGGTGGTAGAATCGACTGTCTCTAGTCAACTCGCAGAAGCCACCGAACATTAAATTTTTAACAGCTTCTTTGTCCATGTTATAGTTTTTCACCTGCTGTAAAACCTCGGAATCGAAGAGCCCGTGGAAAGCGGAGGCTGTATACGTCTTCACTATCTTGGCTCCGAGTAATTGCATCTGCTCGCACTTCCAGGACTTGACCAATGACCGAATCGTCAACTTCGGCTCTCTGATCATCTGTCCAGCCAGAGCCAACATTAACACGGATGAACTTGCCATCCTCCGTACCCTCGCAGATAACTGCGCCCATTTTGCCTTCATTTTTACCTGTTCCTGGCTCAATGCCCACAATAGTCAAACTTACTTCGATGAATGGCTTTTGTTTCAGCCAAGCCACGTGACGTTTGCACACATAAGGTGCATCTATGTCTTTGATCATAATGCCTTCAAATCCTGCGGCGATAGCATCTTTGTTGTATTGTACAAATTGTATTTCGCCAACGGCTGTACCCAGATCAACTTCAAGTTGTGGAATAATATCAATGCTGCCAACTTTGTCCAGTGTGGCTTTCAAAGAGCGAAGCAGATTGGAACGACGACGTTGTCCCATTGTGCTTTTACCTGCAAGAAATTCAGACAATGGCAGGATGTCAAATGCCATTAGACGTGCATCACCTGCTTCGGCATCGCTTTTACGATGAACTTGCTTCATAAGTGCTTGGAAACTTGAACTAACAACCTCACCATCAATCACCATACTGCGTTCAAACAGTTCAAAGTTGTCTTCAATGCCTTTGGTAATGTGCCCAAAGTTTTCCAAAATCTTGCCATTGCGGCTGTAGATTGTAGCAGAACGAGCTTCTGCATTGATAATCAACAATGCGCGAACACCGTCCAGTTTTGGCTCCAGCAATTTCTTGCCTGTTACCTTGCTTTCGTGATTGGCACCATCGTGTGCCAACATGCATTCAAACAAGGGCACAGCGTTCTTTTTAATTTTGTTTACAGTCTTCTCACTGACGCCACATCGCAGGTCTTTGATCAGGATACGACGATACCAATCATTCCACTGACTTTGTGTGCTGGCGCCAAGTGCCAGTTCAATTGCACTACGAGCATCATCGCCTGTGAGTTTTCGTGTGCTCAACAGATTACAAAGTTCTTTGAATGCAACCCAAGGAAGTCCTTGTCCGTCTGGACCACCGTGTGTGGGAACTTTCTTGACACCAAACGTGACAAACGGACTAAGAGCCAGATTGAAGCCTTCGAACAACTCGGTGTTGTGTGCTTGGGCTTCGATGATGGCTTCTTTGTTGAGACGGCTAGGGTGGTCTTCAAGACTACGAATAACGGAATCGCAGGGATCGTGCATTAGAGTTTCCATTTGTTAACTTATGCAATTATTATACAATGTTTTTGACAAACTGTCAATTGATTTTTACCATTTTAAACGGAAAAACTGCTGCCGCAACCGCATGTGGATTCTGCATTGGGATTTTTGATAGTAAAACTGCTGCCAGACAAGTCGTCCTTGTAGTCTACAGTGGATCCTTGCAAGTATTGCATACTGATTGCATCTACCAACAAAGTCATTCCGGGTCGTTCAACAACAAAATCATCTTCGTTTTGTTGTTCATCAAATGTAAATCCATACTGGAATCCCGAACAGCCGCCACCTTGTACGAAAGTACGCAATTTTAATTTTGGATTGTTTTCTTCTGCTAGTAGATCTGCTATGCGTAACATTGCAGGTTCTGTGATATTAACTTGATCCATGTTTTTTCCTATAATCTTCTACTGCGGCTTTGATAGCATCTTCTGCAAGTATGCTACAATGTATTTTAACCGGTGGTAGGGCAAGTTCCTCAGCAATTGTTGAATTAGTAATCTTTCCCGCTTGGTCAAGTGTTTTTCCCTTGACCCATTCTGTAACAAGGCTTGAGCTTGCAATGGCTGATCCGCATCCGTATGTTTTGAATTTGGCATCTATAATCACTCCGTCTTCTACTTTGATTTGCAACTTCATAACGTCGCCGCAAGCGGGCGCACCTACCATTCCGGTGCCCACGCTGTCGTCAATTTCAAATTTGCCCACGTTGCGTGGATTCTCATAATGATCAATTACTTTTTGTGAATATGCCATGTTATATCCTAAAACTTTCACCACATCCACAACGATCGCGTTCGTTGGGATTTTGAAACTCAAACCCTTCGTTTAGTCCGTTACGAACATAATCAACAATCATTCCTGTTAGGTAAGGTTCGTGTTTTTTGTCTATCACAACAGCAAAATCAGATGTTCCTGTGATGTGGTACAATGCATGTTCATCCACAAGTTTGTCAACATATTCCAACACATACGCTAGGCCACTGCATCCTGTGGTTTTTACACCCACTTTGATTCCTATGCCATGTCCCCTACTGAGTAGTTGTTTTTTTATTCTGGCGTGTGCTATTTCGGTAAAAGTAATCATCACTTGCCGTCATAGTCTTTGACAGGCCCGCCGTGTATTTCACTTTTCATTTTCTTGCCACGTAGTTTTACTCCAGTGCCTTTTTTGCCCTGGGTACCAGTGCCTGCGGTATGACTACTGTCGTGTTTTAACATGCCAAGGCTGACACACTGGCTGTACCGTACATTGCTCAAACGAGAATGGCCCACAGAGCATTCACTCGATGTGGGCGCTTTAAGTTTCTTTTCTGCTAACAGTTCTATAACTTTCATACTTCTATTTATTTAAATAGAATCAATCCCATCAATACTGTTTGTGCCAAAAATCCCATGCAAATGGTAGCGATGTACAAAAAGTTCTTTTCAATGAGACTTTTGAAGAACAGCGTAGTAAGTGCCGCCCATACAAAAATCATCAGATCCACAGGAGGCAATTTATCTCCTTGCGCCATCAGTACTGCAACCAGTGTAGGAATGCTTGCAAAGTGCATAAGCACAATAGTGATCCATCCCAGTGTGTGAGCACTAACATGTCCCAAATGAGTTTTTGCAAATTCAAATATTCCCACAAACACATTTGCCATCGAACCAAATACCAAGTTAAAAATTTTCATAATGTTTCCTTATTTGTAAAAAATATGATTGCCAATTTTGGTAATCTTTTGGCGTTTCCAGCCCGGATTGATGTAGTCACCGTGAAAGTACATGGCTTCAGTTAGACTAGGCAATCTGAATCCTTCTAATAGAACTTTTTTGGCCACTTCCATGCTTTCGTTGTAGGTTGTGTTGTTTACAGATCTAGCAAGCACAGTGCGATCACACACCCAACTGAACTGACACAATACCTTTTCATACACGATGTTCTTTTGGTAAATTGTTTGGCAGATATCCGCAGGGTATAATCCACTTTCTGTTCTGTTTAATGTTACTTGTGCAACAGCAACCTTGCCTTCAAATGGTTGATTGCCTGCTTCGTAGTAGATATTCTTTGCAAGACAGGCCAGTTGCCTTTCTCTTACTTTGGTTGTAATTTGAGAACCTTCCACTGATTCAAACTTTTCCAGTTTGTCAGTCACTGTCCATTTCAACAAGGACACTGCCAGTGTCAATGCCAAAATCATCAACAAAAAGTTAACTCCTTTGATTATCATAGGTGACAACTCTGATGTAGAGTCTTTCCTATCTAGCACAATTTCAGTCATAATTGACCTCCTTCTTTGTTAGTTGGTAAAATAGTTATGCAATAGCACACTAGTTTAACAAAAACAACGGCAAAAGTCAAATATTCTGGTTATTTTATGCCAATTAGCATAAATCTACTAAATTTCCAGTTGGGATATTCAAAATCTTTTTGGCCGTTGAACAGTAGGGTACTAACCGGATAAGTTTGTACAAACTCATCTAAGCTACTGCTGTGTATGTGGTGATCTTCGTGCGGCATATTGTTGCCTTGAAGTGCTACAGCGGTTCCTTTTGGGATACTGTTCCACCA